TATCGACGGTATTGCAACGCGCATCGCGACAAACATGGTCAATGGCGGCTTGATGGCCACTCAAACCTTGAAGAACTCAACGCAACGCTGCGTTCGATGTGTTACATTCGGCGAACCAAGGAGCAAGTGCTGTCTGAATTGCCGCCAATCTTTGAATCGACGATGTATTTTCAGGGATCAGAGCGTGGACAACGGGACTATGACGCTGCTTCATCCGATCTGGGGGCCTGGCTCGAGCAAAATGGCCGATCAACCAACGCGCCAGAACAGCTCGCACGTATTTCTGTGCTGCGGCGGCTTGCTGCTGAGGCTAAATTGCCGGGTGTCTTTGAGCTGATCGACGAAATGGTCGAGTCCGGGCGCAAAGTAGTGATTGCAGCACACCACCGGGACATAGTCAACGCAATAGCAACTCGATATGGCGGTCTGAAGATACAAGGCGGCATGTCTGTGGCCGATGTCGAGGAAGCTAAACGTCGATTCCAGGAGAATCCAGTCGAAGATAGCCCGGCAATAGCTCTTTCGATTGAGGCCGCAAAGACCGGGCACACTCTTACAGCGGCTCAGGACATAGTTTTTGTCGAACTCCCGTGGACGCCAGCTGATGTGCAGCAAACATACAGTCGATTACACCGAATTGGGCAGCGTGGATCAGTCCGGGTGACGTATGCGCTGCTTGCAGAGAGCATTGACGAAGATATTCACCGTGCAATCTCTCGGAAAGAGCAAGTTGTTGCCGGGGCAGTAGACGGCGGCGATGTAGTCGAGTCAGTTAGACAAAGAATAGCGAACAGACTTACAGGCCAAGCTCTCGCATCTTCTTGATGATCTTGTAGAACTCATGAAACAAGAAAGTCATGTTTGCTTTGTCAATCTGATCCTCTGAAACCACGTCAATACGCGGCTTAGAGAACACAGGAATACCGAAATCGTCATACGCGAACTCCATGAACCCGTGAACTTGCTCACCCGTGTCCGTATCGAGTCCGTTGAATGCGATTAGTTCTTTGATACCCGATAGTGGGCCACGACTTTTGTGTTCTTTCTGCAAGTTACCGGGAACATGAGTGCCAAGAAACTGATCTACCTCTGACTTGTCAAGTACTCGAGCCAACGACTCTGCCATGAAGATGACAAACTTCGGATTCTGCTGCGTAAGGAGTCCGAAAGTCTGTGGAACGTAATCCAGAGTGTTCTCACCCTTTGTCTCGAGTATGGCAACGTTCGTATCGTCATGTTCATTGATCCACACCATCATTGGTTGTAGATCCATCGGGCCTTTGTTGCGCCGACAACCGTCAATCTTGGTGTGTTTCAGAACTTCGATGTGTTCTGCCACGAATTCGCTTATGTTCACGAGCTAATCGTTTCGGCAAGAAAGCCAGAACCGTTGCCTTCTTCGTCAGCCATAGGGATAAAGCCTGTTCCGTCTGTGAACACGACCACTACGGCGTAGTCCTCGTNCTCAAANTCCCAAGCCAAGTCATCACACTCAACTTTCGTCATTGGGCGAACTTCTTTCACGGTCTTGCCGACCATAAAGCCGTAATCGCGGCTGACGTACTTGACCTTGTCTGCGTAAGTAGTTGTTTTCATACCACTATTAGAGCCCACACTCATTGGCCAGCGCGTTGAGGATAGCGATGCGGTTTCGAGAGTGATCAACATACGACTGGGCCGAGGCAATAATCGCTTGGTTTGGTTTGCGTTTTGCGGCCTCACGTGCGATCTCGCGCTCGTAGTGGTCGATGTAGTCAAAGTGTCGGTTTATTGTTTCCATAGATCAAGAATATCCGGCCCTCATTCGATGACGCACGTTTACTAGCTGGCCTGATTGCCAGAAGCGCGCTGGTGGATTACCGTTCCCTATATTTGTTGTATGAGCGACACACTTACCACCATCCCAACTCGCAAATGCTTCCATTGTGGTAGCGCAGGCGAGGTCACCGTTACCTATTCGGGCCTGGTTGCCTACAACCGCGGCGAATTAGCCCAAGTAGCGTTCCCCGAACTCGACAAGACGCTTCGTGAGCAGATCATTTCAGGCACTCACCCTGCTTGTTGGGAATCCATGTTCGCTCTTGACGAAGACGCGCTAGACGATGACGAGGATGCAGAATAGATTTATGAACAACCTCACTTCACACTTAGACATAACTTTTTCGCTTGGCAACGTGGCCGATTTCGTGGACTACTGTCAAGATTTTTACGACTTGGATCGCTCTGGGTCGATTTACCCGTTCGCTACTGAAGCCGAGATACAGGTTGCCGTACTCGCTCACGTTAGCGACCCGAACCCATCGTTTCCCTTTGACGGTGACTCGGCAGATCGAGAGTTTGTCCGTGATCGTATTCTGTTTATGCGCAAACTTATTGGTGGCGAGACTGAATGGCAAGTTGCTGTCAACGCTGGACTAATCAACCGCGGCGATAAGGCGTGTTTCTAGGTGTATTCTGACTCCATGAGATTGTTTATTCCGTTTTGGATTTTCGGATTGGCTGTTTTGGCTTCGGCCGCACTAACTTTCTATCTAGCAAGCACTGACGAGATCGACACCTATTGCGACCACGAGTATGACTCGTATTGCCCGAAGTGCGGTCTTGACTCATGAGCGACATGGACTTTGAGCAGACGTATCTCGTAACTTACCGNGTCGACGATCAGCTCGCCAAGGTAAGTACTGTTCGATCCATAACACTTGCCGCTACTACAACTGATGTCGAGGATGCTCGTGTTCTCACGTTGAGCGATCTAGTCGAGGAGTTCGGTGTCGAGGTGGCAGCACACTTTGTTTTTGTTGACGCTACGGTGAAGGTATGAACCTAGACGGCCTCAACGAAGAAGAGCGCGAAGAAGTGATTGATCTTTACAATGACGAACAAGATCGGCGAGCTGAGGAATACGTCCTCATGCAGGATTTCGCTAAGAACAACTAGATCGTCGGTGTCAACGCCGGGTGTCGGCCATCATCTTCATCGCCAGAGTCACACGTTGGGTTGCCAACCCGGTCACACAGGCAGCGTACAGTTCCCACAGCTACTCGCAGCAGGGAGCGTCGGCCTCGTCTGCACACTCTGAACCAATAGCCGCGTAGCCGGCAATATCGACCCAGTGATCTGTTTCGCCGGGTGAGTTAGCGAGTCGAGAGATTTTAAGAAGGATCATCATGGCCGAGATGTCGTGCGGCTGCAAGTTCACAAATCCTCGGACCTGGATTAGCCGGGTGATGTATGAGTCCCAGAGCTCCGACGTACAAGCGAAGTCATCTTGTGGTTCACCGTAAGACTGGTTTCGTGATGTGGTTACAGCTTCGAGCGCAGATTTAAGAACACTTTCTCGATGTGCGATGTCCCGTGTTTCTTCTTGTTTTTTCTTTTTGTTTTTGGCCATGTCACAAGACTAGCCCGGTAAAAGATTGGGCGGCAATCAGGGGTCATCTAGACATAGGAGTACACCCCTGATTACCTACTGGAGAGATTACAAGAGCATCATCCGTTGGCGCGTGCTACGGCTTCTTGGTTGCCCTGCAATACTTGGCATACGCTGGACCCCACTGACAGGGATCCCATGGTCCGAAGCCTGAGTACTTGTAAAGGACGTAGCCAGCTTTTAGGTTGGTCAATGCGTCGAGTAGGGGTTCTTGGGTACAGATACCCATGTCGGAACATACCCGAGCCCACTTGTTTCGCTGCTTGTTGTAGTTCACCCCGTTGATCTGGAGTAGACCTGTGTCAGAGCGGTGAGAGTAGGTAGAAACACCCGTGATGTTGCAGTTCTTATCAACAATGTCCCCACCACGTCGGTTTGGACAACCACCAGACTCCCTAAGAATAATCTCTGACAACTTTCCCCACGTCTCTTCTGGCCAGCCAGCTTGTTCAGCAAGTATTGGCAACCACGAAACATCCCCGTGCTTGAACACGATAGAAGGGGTGACTGTTGTTTGGGGTGCGTTGTGTTCGACCACCAAGGCGGGGGGTTGTGCCGTCCATCCTCTGAGTACTGGTTTCTCGGATGAGCTTGGTAGCGCCCAACTCGTAAAGAACAGACCGATAGATAATACAATTCCGCCTAGTGTGGTATTCAAGTTGTCTCCTGTGGGTAGTGGCCGCGTCTAGTAGTGGGGCGGTGCCGAATGGATTGACTAGTATCCATTGTAGGGCATCTGGGACCCGATTACCACTACCTTGACTTCAGGTGGCCCACAGGCAAACTATCTGGCTTGATTTAGGTGCGTATCAACGTATGTAACGGGTTCTGCGAGTTTTACCCCAGCCAAGTACCCGTCGGTGGTTTTTGTGGCATCTGAGAGCCCCAGAGAGCCCACTAAGAACCCGGCAAGACCTACGTTCCTGTCATGCATCTCAGTAATGGCTTGATCGGACAGCTCACCTTGGGTGTCATCGGTCATTTCCAGGTCATCTAGAAGCCCGGCAAAGAGATCAATAACGGCCATTTTTAGTTCAGATGTGGTACCCGTGTCGGTGGTCATGGGTGGTAGTCTACTCATTACTAGCCCATAACGAAAGGAAGCAATAATGAATTTAGCCCCAGTGACGGTGGTTGGAAACATCACCTCAGACCCGGAACTCGTGTTCCTGCCAAGCGGAGTAGCGAAATGCTCGTTCAGCGTGGCAGTCAATCACATCTGGTATGACGAAGCCAAAGAGAAGCAAGAGAAGACCTCGTTCATCAACGTAATTGCATGGCGTTACCTCGCCGAGAACCTCGCCCGTTCAGCAGAAAAGGGCATTGGTGTCATGGTCTTGGGCCGACTCGAGCAGCGTAGTTGGGATGACAAAGAAACGGGACAGAAGCGATCAACCACAGAGATCGTGGCCGAAGAGATCGGCATTCTGACTCGATCAATCGAAAGTATCGAACGTCGCAAGTCTCAAGCGCCGCAAGGCGGAGAGAAGTCCAGCGCAGCGGCAACCCCTCGCCAGCCGCGCCGGGCGGTGTCTGTAGGAGCATCGGAAGAAGAACCCTTCTAAACACCAGTGATCGCCGGGTGACATTGTGTTCGCGACAAGTTTCGACGACATCGTTACGCAACTCACCCGGCTTTTACATTTTGCCTGCGGGCCGTTAGCTCAGCGGTTA